ATATCGCTTTTCAAAATATATTAGCACCACTAGCAGCACCCGGGGTTTTATATAACTCAATAAAATCAGGAATCGCTTCTGACTACCCAGTTGTGACCGGCTCGTTTCGCTCATCCCCGGGAACTCATAAACACTTAAAGTACCCTGTACCAGCGGCAGGCTTTAATAAAAGAATACCGTTTGAAGCAATAGTCCAACCTCACAAGTATTTAGCAAATGTAGTCTTGCCGGCTCCTGAATGGCAAATGAGCAGCAGTTTTTATATTACGGCAAGTTGGGATGGTGGCGGAGATCAGCTTTATGCAAAGATGGCTAATAACTTTTTAGGGGAAGTGCCAAACTTTTTCTTAGACGGCGCCACTAATTCAGCAATAGCATCCAAGAAAAACAAGGATATTTTCTTTGTAGAAGAAGATACGACTTATGCTATGAGGGTACAAATATATCGCACTATGAATGGCCCAAACCCTTTTGTCACAAATTCAGTGGGCGTCGAATATCGTGTCCCACAAGATATATCAGATGGAGAACTAAAAGAAACAATAACGATGTATTCTCGACCATCCGCTTTTGGGCCACCGACAGAAGGCAAAGTAACCGACGGTCAGCCAATCAGTCCCCTTTTCGAAACAATGGGAATAGAAACAGACAGCAGCCATTATATTTATTCGAATAGTGATCAAGGGCTAAATTACCCCTTCACGCCTCCATACTATCACGGACGTGCATGGGCTGACATTGTATATAAATCAGGCACAAAGACCGGGCGTGTTCAATTAGATGAAATTATGGCATCGTCTTCCGTAACATATCACAGGTTTGATCCATCAATATATTCTCAAAACAGTTATGCTAGCGGTACCGTTTGGACAACCCAAACGGGCCCACAGGCTATAACTAAAATAAACCAGAATGCTATGCAAGTCTCCGCATCTCTTAATCTTTTTGGATTTGCTCAGGTTGGCCAGTTTAACGAAGCTGTTGTTGAAAACAGAGAAGATGCAAGATGGGTAATTCAAACAAAGTTTGAGACTCCAATACTGAATTTCGCTGAGTATGAAGACAAGAGCACTATAACAATTCCTAATAATGCAGGAAGTTCATCAGTACCTAGAGGAATGTGGCACCAATTTGGAAAAATCCCAACCAGCACAGAAGGAATCTACATGAAAGTTGGGGATGTTCCAAATTCATGGAACGTAGCGCAAGGGAGACCAAGAGCCCTTGGTAATGTTACATCTTCATTAGCAGACCTTTGTGGCTTCGACACATTACCAGTTAAGCTTGGCAAGATAGCAGATTCGATCACAGTAAAGGAAGCTGTTGTTATGATTCCGTATAAGGAAGTCTCCGGAGAAAAACAGTTCTTCAAACTAGAAGAGACACCAGATTTGGCCAAAATTACCATTGCAACTGCCAAGAAAATGGTCACCGGCGACAGCACAGGAACAGTGCAGTCTATTGCCAACCTTGAGATGCCCGGAAAGTCAGTGGTAGATATGGTTAGTAAAATGCAAAAATTTGTGATCCCGCCCCAAATGGATTTCGTGACATATCCAGACTCCGTAGATCCATTTTCAATGTATATTTTTGATTTTGAATATACTTTTACCAGTGAAGACCTCCAGTATATTTGGCAAGGATTGATGCCACCCTCTGCTCAAACACACGAAATGTTAAACAAAAGCGTCCAACATAAACTTATGGATAATGAGCTTTTAAATTCTAAGGATTTGGTTGATAACCCGAATATTAAGTGGATTGTATTCAAAGTAAAACAGAGAGCAAATACAAATTATTTCGACAAGATATACCTTCAAGCCGGCCAATCAAACTTTGGAAGACAACAGCCACAAGGAACAATAGCTGCTATTCCTGAATCGACAATCATTGAAAACAAGCCAAATAGAGGAATAACGTACAATTGGCCCTACGATTTCTTTTCCTTTATAGAACTAGTTAAGATTGATAACGCCGTTACATTTAAGGGTAAAGATCCCGATAGTGGAAAGGAAATAAAAATAGTAAGAGACGAGGGCGCTGTTAGGAGATCAAATCTTTCAACTTCAAGAGCAAGCAGGCCGTTTAGTGAGGATTGATACATGACTTTTTTTGACAAGAAAGAGGAGGTAATGAAGATAGAGCTAACTCCATATGGAAAATATCTTTTTTCGATTGGCAAACTAAAACCTCACTCATATAAGTTTTTTGACGAGAACGTAGTCTATGACTCCGCTACCATTGGAGTTTCCGAGGAACAAAACCAAGCCCATGTAAGAATCACAGAGGAGACGCCCTTATTGAAGGGTAACCCGAATATAACTGGTGTTGAGAGAAATATAAAGAAATTCGGTAGAAAATCCGCCGCTATCAAGCACATGAGACAAATCACCGATGACGATACGATGTCGACAAACAATGAATCAATAGGTTCTTGCGCCCATGAAACAAAGAACAACAGTGCGATGGCCATAGACATATTCGCAGGCCAATTAATTGAAAATAGTATTACTAACACATTTACATCTACAAATGTAGATAATATGCCAATACCACAAATACCAATTAATATGTTTGTCTCTTCAAGTGTTTATGATGATGTAGCTGCGATTGCAAATACGGATGATGACAATGTTATTGGTTTCTCCGACGGAACAGGCTATGTTCTTGATATTAAAAACCCCATATTGAGGGTTAGAGAATTTAATGGCTTTGATGAGAAAGATAATTTTGTTTTAACAGCATACAAGATCCATTCATCCTCAGCAGGTTGGACCTATTCAAAACTTAGAATTCCTAAAAGAATATCACCGATTCAAAACGATTTGTTAAATGAAGACATTATAGCTGCCCAAGAGGGATTCGGATTTGATGAGGATAACCCCTTGGTATATAATGAAGAAGATTTATATTTTTATATCAATATTGAAGTTGATAGGGAAATACCTGATGAAGAAATATGCGCAAAGGTCAAGGATTTTGAATTAGAGAATATATTCTTAGATGATGATATAGTTTGCCCCGAGGCAGAAGAACTCGGCGTTTATGATATCTACGGCAGCCTTGTAACACCAGACGATCTAGAGGATTGTGATTAATGTCAGCTTCAATTATTTTAAATAACCTTCCAAACGTTTTTGTTGATAGTGTCACTATAACAGAAAGTAATGACAAGACCGTAATCATGGCCAGTGTGTTTCTAAAAGACAACCTAGATATATTCCAGAGAAAGTGGTCAAGCAAAAAATCTTTGCCTAAAATTAAAATAAATGCTTCACTAGTAGAAGGCAACAGGGATATTGCCAATGTCAAGAGCAGAGCAGTGGTTTTAAGAAACAAGGACGTGGCCTCTGTAACGGCAAACAGGCATGGCCCGATATCACAAGACAGAAATCACGTAAAATATAGCTACAATATAAGAATAAAGTTAGATAGAAAAATATCAAATGATTCGTCACTATTCTTTTATACTAGTCTTAATACCGCCAGAATGCAAAGAGTTTTAAAAAACAGCAATACTGTGGGTAAAAAGTTGAACCACGGTATCTATGCTAAATCAAAAAAATTAAAAGCACCCAAGCTTAAGCAAATCACCGGTGGCGTGAAACACTTGCCATTATTTATAGATGGCAAAAAGGTAAAAAAACTAACCGTCTATAAACAGAAACTTAGCGGAATGACTTGGCATGGTGACGTTAAATATTCAATCGGCAAAAACAGCTATATGACCAACGTCCCCAAAATAAAAAGCACCCAACTTATGACGGAGAAAGTTGACAACAATATTGTAATATATAACATCCCCTTAAAGACAATTAAAGATAATAAGAAGGGCGTATTTCCTATCAAAAAGGCAATGCATAAAAAGATGCGACATATTAAAAAGATTAATAGTTTGCACAATAAAGCATTTAAATACGAAATGGATGAGCAAATTGATGCCGATGGCAATCTTCATAAATTTTTTATGATAAATCTTTGCAATATTGCGCTATCTAGAAGCAAAGTGGCACAAAAAATCTACAGAACAAACAAAGATCTATTCATGCAGATAGGTGAAAGTTTAACGATAGGAAGAATTAAAATAGAAAGGAGCAAGTTTAAATCACTTGCTAAAGCAAAGCGAAATAAAAAATCAAAATATAAAAAGAATAGAAAAAAATATAATACAAAAACAAACCGCAACAGAAGAGTGGTTGCTCAGCTTAATATGAGAAAGCAAGCCTCTTTGGGGGGCTTGTTTGATATAGATGATAAGCTATTTAAACGAAAAGGGGCTAAGCCAAGTGCTAATTTACAAATTATAAACGCCGGGCTCCCCACAGAAGTCAAAGCGCTATACTTTGTTGATAGAAAAACCAAACAAGCAGGCCGAGGCCGATTATCATATAAAGTTAATGTTGATTTTGACGACCTATATTACAGATATGTAAAAGCCACTCTGAGAGATATCTTGTTGTTTAAGAAAGAAATACTAGGAATAAAAAACTCAGCCGTTAAGACAAAAGCCTACAGCAGAAGATCCGGAAAAATCAAAGATACATTTATTGCAAAATATTTTAATAAACAGAATATAGGCATGGGCGCCAATGGAATCCAAAATAATGATAGTCTTGAGAATTCGCCAATTGTAAAAGGAATAGTCGCAGTGGATACCGCAAGTTTGCTCTTGGGCCTTGAAGCCGAGGATCTACAAATTGACTCAAAAGTTAATTTTAAAAATGCAACCCCAAGCACATTACGAACCACGGTCAAAGATCTGGATAAAATTATTTACCTTTTGCAGAAAAGATACAACATAGTTCCAACATTCAATAAGGTGTCTGGTCGAGGGAAGGGCGTGTCTTCAAGAATCAATAAGAAAAGAAAGGTAATAAATAAAGAATTTAATTTGACAATAGATAATGATATTAAGAAAGAACACGTATTATATCGTTTTATGAATTTCGGTAATGAATTGAAAATTGACAAAACAGGATTAAAATCTAGAGCAAATATGGAAATTTCAAAATACTTCAATGGTATGCCGACAAACACGGATGTTGTTTCTGGCAGATTTGATGATAAAACAAGAGCAAGCTTAATAGATCTTAATCACAATAAGTATAGATTCTTGACCACCGTCTCTGTAAATTCAGGCAAGCACCGCTCAGATACTAGGAAATTTGATCAAAAGGTTAATACAAAGTTCTTTACAATAATAAAGACAATAAGAAAGAAAGTTTTATCAAATAAGAAGATTAAGAGTGTCCCTTTTAATGTTAGAGACAATATTCCAACAACAATCATACCAGATACGCTAATTGTTGAAGACGAAAAAAAGGAAAACGTAATTAGTGCAACGAAATTTTTAGGAAAAGCAAGTCCTTTTATTGGTCATTCTTTTTTAAAGAAAAATTTTAATCGTATGAAGTTGAAATCTAGTGTTGAAAAGGTCTCAAAAAATTTCGCATTCGATGATAAGAGTATAAAAACAATAGCAGCATATGACATTGACAACGACAAGAGCATAATATACCAGCAGATACAAGACAAAAAGATCGACCCTGCTGATATCCCTCTACAGATTAAATCTTTGATATTGAATAAGTCAAAAGCAGTTAAAACTAATTTTTTAAGCAACAAGGATGATATTTTTAAAAACCCAAAAACGGACGAATTGGCATACCAGATGTATGGTAATATATACGAACTAAAATATATCGAAGGATTTGAAATGTCAAGCGATGGAATGATCGACATGAAAAGACCGATTATAAAGCCAATGTCCACGCCTAACTATGATTCTTTGAACGGTAGTAATAAAATTTGCTTTATGCATCGTTATGAGAACAAAATGATTATGAGAAAGAAAGACCCTTTTAAGGTTGTAGGCGACGTGTTTTTGCTGATCGACCGTGGCGAAGCACCTATGGCGCCGAAAGGAATGACATCGTTGAATGCTAATCATCATCATAAATATAATGTAGATGAAAACGGCAATGGCTACACTAGTATTGCTGTGCATCCTAAAAATCCCAACATAAGACACAGACACAAAATTGTTAATTGGGTAGTTCAAAAAGCAAAAAGCTCGTGCTATCCTAAATGCAAGGATAGGTACGGAGTAGAAGGCGCTCCGATGCACGGACACAATGTAATGAAAAGAACCAGCATGTCAAAGATAAGAAGCAAGAGTGTTGTTGCGCAAAGGTTCTTAAGTAATTTTAATAATGAAAATGCTAACCCAACACAACAGTCAACCCAAGGAGCTACTCCGGCGACTACATCAACAACCACGCCGCAAGTAGCACCAGCAATGACCCCACCAATGGGAGGCAGCACAAGTGGCTATTAAAATAGAATATAACAAAATAATACCAATAAAATCAGTTTATGATGATTATACGTTTATGACAAATGGCGCCTCGATAAATCAAGGAACAGTGGCCGGAGTTATTAATACGTTTATGTTTACTAGCCTAGGCGGCGGTCTTGGTGCCAATGGTCTGCCTACGTTTTCTCATAAGTTGAAGGTTAGGTTTTACAATAATAATGAACCAGAGCTAATCCAGCAAATTGTTGGAAATTTAAGTGCTAACTTTTCATATCACAAAACAAAGCTGAATCATGACGACACAACATTGCCAGATGAAACCGAAGAATCAAAAAGGAATTTATTTGGAAACAAATCGCACTCATATTATAGCTTCCAGCTACCAGATTATGAAGAAATCACATTAGAAGCTAATGAGTCTTCCTTACCTTGTTACTTGTTTGGTGTATATAACAAGCGTATAAATAGTTCATACTCCAACAGTTTATTGGAAAAACAAAGCCCAGAGCTAAATGGAGTGCGTGAATTCAATTTTTTAAGTAAGTATCCGATTCATGCAAGCAATAAAAAAACTGTTTTTGATTTTCATTCAACCTATGATTATTCAAAGAGTTACTATGACATTTTTATGAGGCTAAACGCAACCAATGTAAATCCAGACTTTAATGAGCGGTCAAAGGTTTTATTCATTTCAGAAAAAGCCATGGCCCAGTCAAAAGAAAGCGAGTTGTATGATCTGCCCTTTTATAATGATGTTAAGGTGCCTAAGACTCCAAGCTATGGCGATAGCATTAGGGATCCTATTTTTCATTCTTCGTTGGCTGATATAGTTATGAGAAGAATGCACCTAAAGTCTGTAAAGGGGACTATGGATTCTTTTGCTAGCATGCCATCCGTACAATTTCTCGATTTGATGGATTCAGATATTCCAAGTCAGGAAATGACATTTGGCAATGATATTGGTTTGTCATTGTATGATCCGGTCCACTCAGAAATACAATCAGAATCTGCGTTTGATGACTTCGAGTATTTTCATAGTGTTGAAGAGCTTATGGTGAGGATGTTTAATTTTGCAAATTCTAACCAACTCAATATATCACAAATGGTAAATGGCGTCAATTGCTACAATGAGGCTCTTTTTTATAAGGTAGTAAAGACCAGAGAGGGCCGAACAACACCAGTTCAAACGTTCTATATGTTTAATCCGTTATCCGGGGAAAAATTAAGTATTTTAGATACTCAAATTAGATTTAATACTGGGTATACTTATACTTTTTACGCTTATTATTGTATTTTAGGATTTGATGTAGAGGTTGCAAATACATCGTTTGTCGAGAGTTCGATACCTGAATTTGAAGCAGAATACAGAGTTATTCCAAATATGAAAGTCGTGGAAGCTGAAACGGGGAATTTCACTACTAGGGTAGTAGAGCCTCCACCTAGAAAGCCGATTGTTAAATTTTCAAACTATAAAAATAAAGACAACAAGATAAAATTAACCATCGAAGACAGAACAGGCACAGTAGTTGAGAATCGATATAGACAAGAGCTTGTAGCGCTGTCAACGGCTGACGAAGAATACAAACAGTATCTAAGTGAATATTGTAATAGTTTATATCCGTACCATTCTAATGTTGCATCATATGGTTCCTTTGAAATTTATAGAACAGAGACAATGCCAAAAGCACTGCAAGATTTTGAAGGCAATTTAGTGCAAATTGTATCTAATGATATTGTTGATAAATATTCTAGAAAAAGAATAAAAAAAGTATCCACAACGCATTATTTGGAACATGGTAAAAAATATTACTATTTATTTAGAGCAAGAACTCATCAAGATAATTTCTCTAATCCCAGTCCTGTGTATGAGGTGGAGAAAATAAAAGATTCAGATGAAACAATACTGAGAGTCAAGTCAATTAAAGTAGAAACAAAAGAACTAGTGTCATACGATACATCATTTAGAAAATTTTTAAAGATATCGTATCCCGAATACCACACATTCGGCAGATCGATGACCCCAAATGGAGAAGTTGATACCGCAATCGGATCCGGTGTATCTTTAAAGCTTGGTGAGGAAAACCTTCCGGATGGATTGTGGATGTATAATAGCTTGTCCGGATCACACATCAAGCTAAGACTTGAATCGAAAAGCACAGGCAAGAAAATAGATTTTAATTTAATTTTTAACTATAATCAACCAGAAAATAATTAATTTTGTAATAATTATAGTCAAATAGGAGTATATTATGGGTTTCCAAGATAATAGCGGCGATATCATTTTTGATGTCGTATTAACAGACGAAGGAAGAAAGAGATTAGCAGAGGGTGATTTTGAAATAACAAAGTTCAAATGCTCAGATGATGAAATAAACTATGAATTGTTTAATAAACTAACAGCATCAGCATATCAAGATTTGCAAATCCTTCAAACACCAGTGTTCGAGGCTTTTACGAACAATACATCAAACATGAGTTCATTGTTGGTATCGTATGATAGCCAAGACCTTCTTTATCTTCCAATCATCAGATTAAATACGACAAAGCCAATGGCGCTACCAACTGCACTACACAGCTTGGGCTCGTTTGTGGTTGCTGTCGATACAGACACGGCTGGGGCAGATGCGCTTTCTAGTGCATATACTAGCAATAAATCTCTTGCTATTGATTCTAATGGCAATTTAATTGACGGGTTTCTTTTCGGTGCTGATAATGGTGGCGGAATGATCTTAATAGATTCGGGCCTTAATACTGGTGAGTTTCCTCCAAACAGCACCCAAAGCCAACTCCCCGATGGCATGAATGAGACAGGCTATATTATCGAGATGGATAACAGGCTTGGCCAACTCATTGACGAAAATCGAGCACCTATCCAGCCAGAAATCATCGATGATGATAACATTGCAATCTACACACTGGATTCAACCAGTGATTCAAACTTTGTTGTTGATAACCACGATCCACAGGGGCAAACAAATCAAGTAATCGAAGGATACAGGTTCAAGTCTCTTCGTTTTAAAATTCAAAGCTCTCTTAATCTAAGACAAAGCAATTTTTACTTTGATAAGTTCGGTGGTACTGCGACAATGGCTGATAAAGGCGCCGGCGCATCAAATAATGCTCGTTTCATCGATACAATAATTAAAGTAACCGGAATAGATACCGGATATAGCCTTGAGATACCAGTAAGGTATGTCAAATTAAAATAATAATGGAGTACAACAATGGCTAATACAGAAATAGAAATCCCAGAAGAGGATCAAATCACCACCCGCACAATGCTGCATGAGGCTATTCCAATTACCGGAACCATTGTCTCTGGGACATACGGGGATGGGAATATTAAAAATTATTCTCACGGAATGTTTCAGTCTGTTTTTGACTATCCTTATCTTAGTTCTTCTGCCAATCACATATTTGATATAACATTCGGATATGCAGCTTCGTCTGCATTGGCCAATACGTCGAATACTCAGAACAGTAAGAAAATTAATATTTACAACCAAATGGCTCAAGTTCTTATGGGATATGATAATACTGGGTCAATTAAACTGTTTGATGAAGATGGAGATCTAACAAGTGGGACAAAACTAGAAGAGTGTGTTTTTGTTACCTTCTCTCGCCTACTTATGAAGGACGAGATTAAGAAAGGCTCCTTCAGGCTTGATTTGGGAGTCTCGGCCTCGCTTGACTATGCAGGTGGCGTTTTCACCAACAGAATTAAAATCACAGATACGGGTGCAGACACCTCTTATAAAATTAACTCACCTGTGGGCGAATACGGTATTTTGATTGCTAAAACAACTGTCAGTTCTAGTGATAGCTCAAGCCCAACTGCGATCTTAACTGATGACGATGGCACTCTTGCCGATGGCCAAAAATGTGGTCTTATCTTTTACCAAGCAGGGGTTGCTGTATTGACGGCTTCCGTTTTTTCAACCGCATCTGCTGGTGGCATATTGCTAGATACGTTAGGTGCCCCTGTGATGACTGGGACGAAGACAATTAATCATTTATTGACTGATACTTCAATTTCTGGATCTGCTGATGCACTAAGAAACAGGATGTACGACCTTAGTTTTAACAACACGGTTGAATTGAACTCCACAATTTATTTCTGTAGAATTAAGCACAATGATTTTAATTACTCGTCCAATCCAACATATTTAAACTCCAGTCAGATCAGAGTAAAGAATGACCCAACAGACACCCCAGTTGCTTATATCACCTCAATTGGCCTTTACGATGATGACAATAATCTATTAGCTGTTGGTAAATTATCTGAACCATTAAGAAAGGACCCAACGCTTGAATACACACTTAGAGCAAGATTAGATTACTAATGTCCAAGAAACTGTTTAGAGATGATGATATTTTCATAAATAGGCTTAAGATGCACCCAGAGTTAGATTTTTTTATTTATAACTCTGAGGTGTTCTTGAACAATAATCCTAATATATCAGGATCTAATTCAGACACATACAGAAATGTACCACCCGGAAATATAAGCTTACTTGAGCTAAATATTAACAGGACTAATAACTTCATTTACCCATTTGTACAGGATGGATTTAACGAAGAATTTAAAACCGTTCTTCATGGCAACTTTGGATCACAGACTCAAGGTAGCGAAGTCATTTATACTTCTTCATATCCACTATCAGCTAGTATTTATAGAAGCTTAACAGAAGCGGAAACACTTAAGAATAATAGAAACGAAGACATTGGTATTAATAAGAAAGGCTCAGTTTTATACAACCTTGGTAAGAAATACGCCGTACTTAGTAAAAGGTACACATTATCGCACTTAACTGCAAGCCAGTTAAACCTTATTAATATACCATCTATATTCTACGGTTCCTCGATTAAGAAAGGGGCAACTACTCTTAAATATTATATTACGGGTACGTTAATAGCCTCAGCCATTGATGAAAGACAAAACGGAGAGCTTATATCTGATTTTGGTAATTCTTCTGGTTCTGTTGTTGGCTTGATTTATTATGATGAAGGTATAATAGCGCTGCCAAAACAAACAGGCCCAAAAGATCCTTTGTTTGTAACTGGGAGCAGTTTTACAAGTAGCTATTTTTGGAGTGGCTCTCTTGATACTAATAGCCAAATAGTGTATGATGGCGGCGGCACACCATTTCAGCCAGCCTTGTGGGGCTGGTTTGGCGCTGGCGCAAACGATGGCATAATTCATCATGCCACAATGGTATCTGCATCTTTTTCAATTAACTTTAGGGGCACAAGTTATAAAAACACAATGACCCTGATGTGCCACGCAGATAAAGGTGAAATGAATTGGTCAAACAACCAAACATTTTTAGATCACTCTTCTGATCTTTATAACAAGCAGACAGCAGGATCACAACAGTATTATGAACTTGAGTCTCCAATTAAAAATATTGTCTCCTCTTCATATACTGGTCATAGTGCTAGCTTTGCTAAGACAACATATATCACAAAAGTCGGCATATATGATGAAAACGATAACTTAATCATGACCGCAGAACTGGCGAGACCATACAGAAAAGAAGAAGAAAAAGATATTACTTTTAAATTAAAATACGATTTAATTTGACAAATACAAAAAAGTATGCTATAATATATATTATGAACAAAGTTATATTAGGTTTAGATGTTAGTACAAGTAGGGTTGGGATTTGTGTTATTGATTATGATTCGAATTTACTTAGAAGTGAGTTTATTAAAATGAATCCAAAAGACGATCTAGAAGATCGTTGTCTGATATTAGAGAATTATATTAGTAACATAGACGCACACAATTCAATTAATAATAAGGGACATTATATCGATAAAATTTTTATTGAGTCCCCCTTCATGATGTTTTCTGGTGGAAAGACAACAGCAATGACAATGGCAAAACTCCAACGATTTAATGGTATGGTTTGCTATATGATTAGAAAGACGCTCGGAATCAACCCTGTGTCCATCGCCGCCAATAAAGCAAGGGGCCTCGTTGGCCTTAAAATAAAAAGAGGCGAAGACACAAAAAAGAAAGTAATCGAATGGGTCGAAAATGAATATCCAAAAGATTTTATTGTAGAATACACACGATTTGGTAACCCAAAGCCGGGAACTGATGATATGGCCGACTCTGTCGTAATTGCCAGAGCCGGACTACTTATTTAACAAGGGGGCAATATGAGATATATCACATTGGCTTGTTTTATTATTAATGTTGCGATACTGTTTTGGGGTATCCAAGTTGGCGCATCGTGGGGATCAATATTACTATCAACAGTTTGCGCTGGTATTTGTTTGCATGCATATTTAAAAAAATAATTTGACAAGCTCTCATAAGCATGTTATGTTTAAGAAAGTTAAAGTTGGTTCATTGGTAATGGATGCTGATCCGTATAAAGCACCGGAGATTTTATATGGTATCGGCATTGTCACTAAAATTATTAATGACAAGTACGTTGAGGTACAATGGGTCCAGTGGTCCTTTAGCTCATTCGAGAAAAAAATATATTTAGAGGTTATTGATGAAAGCGGGTGATTTAGTTAGACTTAAGTATAAAAAACATGAGAGATATGGGATCGTAGTATCAGTACTTGTTGATAATTTGGTTGGAGTTATGTGGGCTGGAACCGAGTATGTATATGCGGAGCCAATAAGTATGCTGGAGGTTGTAGATGAAAACGGGTGATTTAGCAAAGACGATGATTAAGGGTGATATCGTTATTCTTTTAGAACAAGCTGGAAAAAAGGTGTGGAACGTTCTTAGGCCCGATGGCTCTGTGACTGCGGAATGGATTTTGAATTTAGAGCCATACAAGGTGGGAAAGTAAAACAAAATACTATTTATGTTTGAAGGAATTCAGGCATGGATATTACAACAGAAGAGCTACAATTAATTATTCAAGAAGAGCTTCAAGCCGTACTTGATGAAAAGCGCAAAAAAAAGAAGAAGAAATCTAAGCGGAAAAAGGCTGGTACTGAATCTAGCAAAGAGTCTTCTCTTCATCACTGGTTTAAGCGTAAAGGCGCCAAAGGTAAGAAAGGCGGCTGGGTTGATTGTAATGCTCCTGATGGTAAAGGCGGTTATAAATCCTGTGGTCGATCTAAAGGCGAGAAGCGCAAAAAGTATCCTGCTTGTAGGCCAACACCCGGTGCTTGCAAAGAGCGTGGCAAAGGCAAGAGTTGGGGCAAAAAAGGATCAAAGAGGAAGAAAAAATGAATCTAACCACCGAAGAACTCCAGAGGATCATCAAAGAAGAACTCGAATCAGTCTTGTCAGAGAAAGAAGGCAAAAAGGATGCATGCTATCACAAGGTAAAGGATGTATACCAGAAAAATGGTAATTGGCCATCAGCATATGCTTCTGGTGCCCTTGTGCAATGCCGAGATAAGGGCGCTGACAAGTGGGGCCAAGGCAGCAAGAAAGAAGAGTCACTTCGAGAGGCCGAGATCACGGATGACGAAAAGGAAGAGTTGGAAGACGTTTCGAAGCAACTTAGGGGCGCTGTTAAGGCTCATGGTAAACAGGCTGCCACAATCGATAAGGCGCTCAAAAAAGAAGGCAAGAAGAACTGCGGGTGTGGCCAAGACCCTTGCAAAACTTACGGTATTCAAGAGCAAGTTGTGAATGAAGAAGAGCTTGAAGAAAAGAAGAAGAAAAAAGCTTGTAAGCCTTCTAAGGGAAAGCGCTTCGCCAAAAGGGTTGATGGTAAATGCCGCTCATTTGGGCAGAAAGGCCAAGCCAAAGGCGGAGGCGATAGAATACGTCCCGGAACAAAGAAAGGTGATGCCTACTGTGCGAGATCAGCTAAGATTAAAAAATGTAAAAATCCACCATGCGCCAACGATTTATCCAGAAAGAAGTGGAAATGTCGAGGCTCTAAATCAATGAAGGAAGACAAATGCTAACAGCAATGGGCGATGTAATGCGCCAAGCCTACGAGAAAGGGTGGATAACGACGAGAGATGGCAACATCTCTCTTTGTCGTCGTAACTCAAAAATTCTGTATATCACACCATCAGGATGGCGAAAAACAATCATACATCCTGAGCATATAATAAAGGTGCAACTAACACCTGCCGGGTGTTCTATACCAAAGGGTACTGTTCCCTCTGGAGAGCTTGATATGCACATCAGGCTACAAAGGTACCACAAGCCAACACGTGCAGTTGTACACTTGCACCCTACTAATATTATAGCAGCTATGTATGCGGGATGGGACCTACAAGAACTATCAGCGGAGTTTCCCGAAGTTAGTAGATATACAAAGGTTGGGCCTACCGTCCCCGTGCTACCAGTAACCAGTGTTCAATTGGCACATTCAACTTTTCAAGCGATGAAAGAAGCAGATACAAATATTCTAAAATATGATATTGTCGGACAAAAGAATCACGGAGTATGTGCGGTTGGGAAAAACCCTTGGGATGCTTATGAGCATATCGAACGCTTGGAACACATATGCGAGATTGTATTAAAGAGTGGAAAAAGTCCAAAAAAATAATTTGACAAAACTTCTGAACGTGTTATTATATATACATCACAAACACATCGGAGGTCAATATGACTGTCAACTTAGGTTATGCTTGTATCAATGAAACATTGCAAGCACAAAAAATTACATGCAACCGTGGCATGATCAAGCGCACATTCAAAGCAAAAGGCATTACATACGCCTCAGAACTTGCACTATCTAATGTCTGTGCCCTTAAGAAGATTGTTGAGTGGAATGGGACACACGGCATCAAAGTATATCGTATGACATCTTGTCTCTTTCCGTGGTTCTCGGAGTACGATATTTTTACTATGCCAGATATTGATGCTATTGCTGATACTATGTCCGAAGCTGGTGAAATGGCAATGTCTGGCGGCCAACGTTTATCATTTCACCCCGGCCCCTTTAATTGCCTTGCTTCCCCAAACGAAGGCGTGGTTCTCAAAACTATTGCCGAACTGGACGCCCATTCAATTCAAATGGATCTCATGGGTCTGCCGCAATCTCCACAGGCTAAAATCAATATTCATATCGGTGGTGCTTATGGTGAGCATGACAAGGCTCTTGACAGATTTTGTCGCAACTTTGAACGACTATTACCAAGTACAAGATCAAGACTCACAGTTGAGAACGATGATCGAGCATCTCTCTTTTCTACTAAAATGCTGTATGACGGCGTATTTTCTCGTATTGGTATTCCTATAGTCTTTGATTCTCATCATCATGAACTGGGTCCGCAAGACTCAACATACAAAGAAGCATTCTACATGGCACGTGAAACATGGCAAAGCCGTGGCGTCAAGCAGCAGTGCCATCACTCTAACTCCAAAAAACTGTATGAAGACGGCACAGTACGTGCCAGTGCTCATTCAGACTGGTACTATACGCCGTTCAAGAACTTCGGTGAAGAAGTTGATGTTGTGCTTGAGTGCAAGCGTAAAGAGCGTGCATTACTTAAATATCGTGAGGACTTTCAAAATGTTTAATATATTATTATTTATAGGCTGTTTTGCCAAGCAAAGTATAAAATACACAACTATTGGTGTAGTTGATAGGTATGAGAATGGTGTTTGTGTTATTGAGATACACGAAAAGCGCTTTGGTGAATATATCACAATTTTTATGAAATCAAACAATTGCAAGGATGGAGACATTATAGCCATCGGAAGACAGAATGAAACTAGGTGACTTAGTCTGGCTCGATCCAAAACAATTTTACGAACACGATGAACAAGCAGGTATTGTTCTAGAAATGCTTAATACACCGGACGGACTTCTAGTCAAGGTTGGGTGGGATAATAATGAGGTTGGNTGGTATAACGAGAGCGAGTTGGAGGTAATTTATGAAAGCAGGTGACTTGGTAAAAAGAAAGTATNCACGCCAACTTGTATGTGGGATTGTTACATCCCGCCGCATTGAATACCATGCAAAGAACAATTATGTGTGGAAATATATATGGGTCCTCTGGGATGACGGGGAACACACACGAACTAGAGTTGATTACTTGGAGGTAATGAATGGAAGAAAAGATTAAAATATTATCAAATATACTGGGACGTCCCAACACACCGCAGAGCGGTGAGCTTTACTATCACTGTCCTTATTGTAATCACCACAAGAAGAAGTTAGCTATCAACCTAAAACGTGGATGGCACTGTTGGATTTGTGATAAGAGGGGCAAGAACTCTTATCGCATTGTACGCAAGTTCGGCACATATCAACAAAGACAGAAATGGCTTGAGTTGGAAGGCAGGCTCGACCTATCAGAGTTCGATCAGATATTTAACGAACTTAATAATATTGAAGAAGTGCAAACCATTGATCTTCCAGCGGAATATATCTCGCTCTGTAATAAACACCTGCCAAGATCATCAAAGAGGGCGCTAGACTATCTCCGTAGCAGAGATATAACAAAGAAAGAGATTCTACGATGGAAGATTGGTTATTGTGCAGACGGCAGATACTCAGGACGTATTATTATTCCCTCATTTAATAATAACGGAGACGCTAATTACTTTATTGCGAGATCGTATGTCGGCCATAAGCGCAAGTATCTTAATCCACCAGCGGAGAAGGATATTATATTTAATGAACTCTATATTGATTGGGATGAGCCACTGACTTTAGTAGAAGGCGCATTTGACGCAATTGCGGCCGGGGAAAACGCTATTCCCGTATTAGGTTCGACTCTTCGTGACAAATCAAAGTTATTTCAAGCTATTGCTCTCAATGATACACCGGTCTACCTTGCTTTTGACGAAGACGCAGAAAAAAAGACTGGACAAATCATTAGAAATATGTTATACTATGATATAGAGTTGTACAAGATTGACACAAGCGGCTTTGAGGATATCGCCGAAATGCCAATCCGTACATTCTTATCTCGTAGGGAAATGGCCCAAGCTATTGACCATGATGACTATTTTTTAATGGATGAGCTTAGGAGGATAATGTGAATACTAAAAAATTAATCGAAATACATAATAAAAAAATTGCTGGTAAGTGGCACCCCACCCATAGAAAGGGAAATACAGGTATAGGTAAAACTTATGAAGATCTAGTTGGGATCAAAGAGAATAACAGCAAAGACTCTGATTTATCAGATGCCGAGATAAAGTGTAAAAGAATAAAATCAAAAGCATCTACTACCTTGTTCACAAAGAATCCGAATTCTTATGGAATGGATTTGGCAGAAGCCATTAAAAAATATGGAGATTGGGACCCCACAAAGAAACGGTGGGGCTTATATTCATTAAAGAATTTCACAAAAGAAATAACCGATGACAAAATATTACTCAAGAATGGCGACAAAGTTATTTTTTCGTGGAATAAAAAGACGCTTGAGGGTATTGAGAAAATTGATAACCTTGTTTACGTGACGGCTGATACTAAGAAAATTAATGGTGTTGAGTATTTTTGGTATCATGATCCAATTGTGATAAAAGACGCCTTCAGAGGCAAAATTAAAGATTTTATTGAATCGGGCGTCATTTATTTTGAACCAAGAGTCTGGTATGGTCCGGATATCAAACCAGCGCCCCGAGACCGTGGATGGGCTTGGAGAATAAGGCCAAGCAAGTTAAGCGAGATTATCAAGAACAAAGGAGGATAATGTGATACTATTATTATTTGCATGTGTGGTTAAGATAGTCGCCCACGAACCAATCAACTACGAACACAAAGTTGTGCTTGAAGACGAGCCTCCAAAAGAGGTTGTGATCAAGAAGGTCATCGTAGAAAAGGAAAGGGTGATTATTAACAATACAAAAGAAAAGACAAGGATTATTGTTAGGCCTCCAAAGAAAAAACCCAAGAGGCATAAGANACGACCAAAGATTAAAAAGAAGAAAAAAGGCACCAGTTGCAGAAAAAGGCACCAGTTGGAGAAGAAAAAAGGCACCAGTTGCAGGAAAAGGAGGAGGTCAAATGAAGATAGAAAATCTAAGAGCCCTTGACTTACATGGGGTTAAGCATGAAGACGCTTACCTTAAGTGTCACAAATTCATCAACGATAATTACGGACATGATATGTTAATAATCACAGGACACTCAGAGCGTATGAAAAAGATAGCCAGTGAGGTTATTAACACATACCGCCTTCGGTACCTTGTAGGGGGCGTAACAGGAACTTATGGACATATTCGCATCTTCGGAGGAAAATAATATGAATAAAGATATGGAATATTTACAAAAAAATTATATCAAACTCAAAGCAATAAGGAGAAGTTTAATAATGATGTCGATTGGCATCTTGGAAGGAGAAGAGCACTATGAGGAAGTTGCCAATGCAATTCCACCAATAGAGAGAGCAATTGAACTAATGAAAATCAAAATTGAGGAGGGCTAATGTATACCATAGCACACATCGCAGATACACATATCAGAAATCTTAAATATCATGACGAATACAGAATAGCTTTTCGTAATCTTTATGAATCATTAGCAGCAGACCAGCCTGACTTTATTGTTCATTGTGGCGACATTGCTCATACGAAAACACAGCTAAGCCCAGAGTATTTTCAACTCTGCGCAGAATTCTTATCATCGTTGGCCAATATCGCACCAACCTATGTTATTCTTGGGAACCATGATGGAAACCTAAAGAATGAAAATAGACAGGACGCTGTAACGCCAATTGTTAATGCTCTTCGTCACCCAAGCTTACACTTGCTAAAAAATAGTGGTGAGGTACATATTGATGATGGGGTTGCCATCAACGTACTTTCTGTGTTTGATAGAGACAACTGGATAAAGCCAACAAATCCTGACAAAATTAATATCGCTCTATACCACGGGGCGATTGCTGGTTCTCAGACCGGAGCTAATTGGACAATGGATCAAGGAGACGACAGGGTAACTATCTTCCGTGATTTTGACTTTGCCATGCTTGGTGACATCCATAGGCAACAAAAATTAGATGCTGAGGGCCGAGTTCGATACTGTGGTTCAACCATTCAGCAAAAGTTTAGTGAATCTCCACAGAAGGGTTATTTGCTTTGGAAAATCGAAAGTAAGGATAAATTTAACGCCAAGAGTGTTCATATCACAAACCCAAGGCCATTTATTACCATTAGGTTAACTGATGCCGGGAATCTCCCTGACGATGCCCACGCTCCAAGAAATTGCCGTTTGCGACTTGTTTCTAAAACAAATCTGCCGTCTGATAAGCTGCGTAAAGCAAGGGCCTTGGCAGAGGCAAAATGGAGTCCATATTCAGTTACTGTTCTTAACGGCAAAGAGTCTAGTACTCATTATGATGATGGTAACTATGCTAATTCTGTCATATCAGAGAATCTAAGGGACATATCGGTGCAAGAAAAGCACATAAGAGACTATTTATCGGATATGGAACTGGAAGAGCCAGTTCTAGAAAAAGTCTTAGAGTACAATAAAAAGTATAACATTTTAGCCGAACAAGGCGAGGAGATATCAAGGAATGTTATTTGGAAAATCAAAGATCTTGAATGGGACAATCTATTCAACTATGGTGAAAAAAACAAAGTCAACTTCACAAATCTTAGAGGGCTTGTTGGAATCTTCGGTCGTAATTACTCCGGAAAATCTAGCATCATTGACAGCCTCTTATTCACGCTGTTTAATTCAACCTCAAAGGGAGAACGCAAAAACGTCTATGTAGTTAATCAAAACCGAGAGAGAGCCAAGGGTAAAGTTCAGATTGATATCGGAGATAAAACCTATCAGGTTGTTAGGAATTTAGAAAAATACAGGAAAAAGTCCCGCAAGGGTGAATCGCTAGAGGCCAGAGTAGATTTAGACTTTTCTTTGATATCTGAAGATGAAAGCTTGAACGGAACCACCCGGAACGAAACCGATGCTAATATTCGTAAAAGGTTTGGAACCATGGAAGACTTCCTCCTTACTTCCATGTCGAGCCAGCTTGACTCTCTCTCTTTTGTTAAAGAGGGCGTAACTAAGCGTAAAGAAATACTCGCAAAGTTTCTTGATCTTCAAGTATTTGACAAGAAGTTCAAACTAGCAAAGAAAGAAGCAACAGAACTCAAAGCCCTTGTTAAGAAACTTAACGAGAAGCAGTGGGACAAGGAAATCGTTAAACATCAAGAGATCCTTGAGGAAGTTGCGGAAGACATAGAAAAGCAAAGAAATATTTGCTCTAGCATTCAGGTCCGCAAAGAGGAGTTAGTGGATGAGATGTTGGCAATACAAACCAAGATCGATAGTATACCGGCGGTCCTAATAGACATCGACAAGGTAAGTGCGGCAATTATTCAGAAGCAAAAAAGACGCTCTACATTATTAAGAAATAACGTTGATGTCGAGAAAAGTATCAAGAGTAATGAAAGCGCTTTACAAAGTTGTCAAGTACTTGTAAAGGGGGTTGATTATGATAAGTTGGTGTCTATTCTTGATAAAGCTAGTAGCCTTGAAGACAAGATCAAAGAGCTTGAATCAAAGCGACGAACTTTGGTTAGAGACCAAGACGCCCTAAACAAGAAAATAAAAATGTTGCACAACCACGAGTATGATCCAGACTGTGTATATTGCTCAAGCAACAAGTTTGTAAAAGACGCCGAAAAAGCCAAAAAAACCTTGCCTAAAGTAACGGGGGACATAAGTGACCTTGATAGCATAAAAATTGGTTTAGAGGCTACTCTTGACGGCCTAAACGTTACTTATGTTAATGCTGAGGCAAGAGATTACCGTGTGCAGATGGAAAGCATTAACGAATGCAAAAGAAACATTGAGACTCTTACTTTAACCCTATCATCTAACAATGACAAGATAAGCTTGCTAAATAACGAAATAGCAGACATGCAAGCAAAAGCAGAGGAGTATGAGAACAATAGGGAAACTATTGAAAATTTAGGCACCCTGAATAGAGAGAAGGCTGCTATTGAGAAGTTCTTAAAACAAAAGAAAGTAGAGTATGATAGATGCCAAGACAAGATAACAAAATATCTTATTGAGCAAGGATCATCAGAAGCAACGCTCAAATCACTTCTTTCAAATAAGAAAGAGCTTGAAGATATTGAGAAGGAGTGGGTAGCTTATGATCTATTCTTACAATGTATGCATCCAAATGGGATCCCGTACAGAATTATTAAACAGAAGCTTCCTCTGCTAAATGAAGAGATCGCAAAGATTCTTGGCAATATTGTTGACTTTGAGGTATTCTTTGAGTCTGTGGGCGATAAGCTTGATATTAACATTAAGCACCCTTTCTACGACCCTCGCCCATTGTCTATGGGCTCTGGAGCAGAGAAAACTCTTGCGTCAATGGCAATACGATTAGCTTTGATAACAATAACAAATTTGCCAAAAAGCGAACTATTTATACTTGATGAGCCAGCAACCGCTTTAGATCAAGAGCATATGGAAGGGTTTACTAATCTATTAAGACTTGTAAAAAACCAATTCAAAACGGTAATTCTAATATCGCACCTTGACTCGTTAAAAGACGTTGTTGATATGACAATAGATATTGACAAGGTTGATGGTTACGCAAACGTGAGGATTTGAAATGGAAGAGCAAAACGATATTGAAGTAAAGGGCGAACACTGCGGAGTTGAAGACTGTGGTGATGATTGCACCGTAGAGGTATGTGAAGCCGGCGAATGCGCCCCATGTAATTCTGTTGAAACACTACAGAAAGCTGGTGCCGTAGATGTTATTTTATCCAAAGTGATATCTCGCAAGCTTCTTGTCTTTAGTGTTGCTACCGGGCTGTTTGCTTGGTATGGCCTAGACCCAGACACTTGGGGATTAATAGCCATGATCTACGTGGGAGGCCAATCCGTTATCGATACAGTTAAGGTATGGAAACACGGATAATGCTTTGGCTTAAGTTCATAAAATATTTCAAACTTGCTGCCGTCTGGTGTCGACAACACTGGCGGTGGCTTGTTTTGTTTATTTCTTTTGTTATTGTCTACCTAGCAGGACGAAAACATTCCAAGGGCTTAAGAATACAGGCCCAGATGGCAAAAGAGTTTTATGAGAAAGAAAAAGAAGCTATACACAAAGCCTACGAACTTGAAATGGAACAGAGAGAGGAGGCCAACAAGAGATACTCGGAAGCAGTTGCAAAAATTGAAGAAGAGTACGAAAGAGATAAAAAAGAATTGACCCATTCAAAGAAAGAACAAATAAAAAAGATGGTCAATAAAGCAAAAAAAGATCCTAATGAGGTAGATAGAATTCTAGAACAAGAACTTGGAATCAAGAAGGGGGCACAATGATATTGTTTTTATTATCTATGGCTACGTTCGCTAGCGAGCCATTATTCGTCAATCTCAATAAAGATGAGAAGGCGCCGTTTGCAGGTCGCCTGTTTAACGATGCGGCGGTATCAAAGTTGATTGTTGATAATCGACTAAAAGCACAGCAATGTGAGATCGAAATAGAATACCACACCAATAGGTCAAAAGCAGAAGAAAAGCTAAAATACGACCTGTTACAGGCAAAGTATGATTCTGATAAACAAAGACTCACGGACATGTTAGCACTTAAACAAGAAGAAAACAAAAAGATATCAAAACTAATAAGGCCAAATAGAACAGGTTGGTGGTTAGCTGGTGGGTTTATGCTCGGCACTGCAACTTCTATAGGAATTATGTATGTTGTCAAAGGAGACACACAATGAAACTAACAGAAACAAGAATTAAGCAGATCATTAAGGAAGAACTTGAAAGAGTACAAGAGCAGGACGGCGAAAAGATAATGAAAGCAATTACTGATGTTCCACAAGCAGCAGAAGCTATTGCTGGAAAAGTTCGCACTGAAATAGAAAAATTAGCTGAGCCTTCCGGTCTGGATCCTCTAGTACTCAGCCAAGCAGTAGCGGCACTATTGACAGCTAAATAGGAGGCATCTTGAGTAAAGATCCTAACTACGCCATAAAGGTTGAAAAGGCCATTGCCGAGAAGTACGGCGAAGAAACAGTCCAGCACCCCAAAGGCGATTGGTCTGATGAGAAAGAAGAACAATATTTGGGCGATCTAAAAAAGCTTCGCAACATTTACAATTCTGGTGAAAATGAACAAGAAGAAGTAAATGGAGTTTTAATATCCAAGAAACTACTTATGAGAGAGTCAAAGCGTTCATGTCCCGTGTGCAATACTTACTCTTTTAAATCCAATGACGACGTTTATATGTCAAAATTTGATTGTTGTGAAAAGTGTTACATCCAATGGGTAGAGGGGCGAGAAGACAGATGGAAACAAGGATGGAGACCCGGCGATGAACATAACAGTGGAAAGCCTTAAACGGATTATAAAAGAAGAAATCGACAAGATATCGAATCCATATTTAGAAATACACGACACATTCAGCACTTTATTAAATAATATACAATCATACGATTATAATGGCACATATGATGCTTTAAAGGCAATGTATATGGAAGCCCCTCGCTTATCATCACCTCCAATGGAGTTTGTGGCGTTTTCTGAGGAAGATTGGGAAGAAGCAAAGCAAATCGTGTCAAATATTGCTGGTAATTTGTTTTATTATCAACACGATGTTAGAACTGGGGATGCGGAGCGAAATGACAAAATTGATACAATTTTGCAATATTTTTTAGCAAAGTCACCAGATACAATGGCGTCTGTTGTAGAATTAATCGATTACGATCCTGTTTTGATGAAACTAAAAGAAAACCCAAAGGAGAACCGATAATGGCTGAATCAAATATTTTAGAAATCATTCAAGGGCTAGCACAAGCAGCAGCCAATTCATATGACGGTGCTCATGATGAGCGCTTTGTTCGTGATGGCGAGGTAAAGAAAGTAGGCCTCAGCAGAGAAGAAGGCTGCCCCATTATGGACAAAAGAGTCATGGATGGCTTTAACGTTAAATTTTATGGTAACAAGATATGTATCAAATACCAATCAGATATTAAGTTAAAAGAAATCTATGGCGGCGGGTTTGAGACCGAGATGGAACGAAAACTCAATGAAATAAAGAAGTTTTTACAAAAAGAATATAAAACAATAACAGGAAAGCCAATTACTCTAACGAAAGTTGATGATATTCATATTCACGCAAGTTCTGTTTCTCGTGTCCGGTCTTTTGTGCAAGCGTATCGCCATTATAAAATCTCAGGAATTAAAGAAGACCCAGATGCTGGTGGCTCTGAAAACAGAAAGGTCGATGATGCGATTAGGAAATTTCTTGATTTAAGCAACAAGAACAAAAGACCACAGAACTACACAGTGAAAAAGGGAGCCAATCAAAAATGAATATTACAACAAAGCTATTAAAGGAAATGATTCGTAAAGAATTACAAGAAATGCGTGCTGAGCCCGGCATGGAACACCCAGAGTTTATTAAAGTGGAAAATGGTGTAGAGACGCCAATAGAACAAGAAGAAGCAGAAATGCTCCTAAAGCTCCCGGGAGTTGTCCAGCAAGATGACTTTAAGACTGGGGCTAAGATTATTATTATGCCCTCGACGGGCCAAGCCGGATCATAATAGGATGCTATGGCTTTTAGACTTACAAAAAAAGAGATAGTTAAAGAAATTGTAAAGTCCGGGAAAAACGCTCCGTACTTTATAAATAATTATTGTCGCATAAGTCATCCCATGAAGGGCTTGATCACATTCAAGACTTATCCTTATCAAGATGATTTGCTTAATGATTATAATGATTTTCGTTTCAATGTGATATTGAAAGCAAGGCAGTTGGGAATCTCTACGATTACCGCTGCCTATTGTGTTTGGTTTATGCTTTTTCACAAAGAAAAGAACATTGTTGTTCTTGCAACCAAGTTCAGCACAGCCGCCAATCTGGTAAAGAAAGTTAAAAGCATGATGAAAAACCTACCAGAATGGATGAAGGTAGCTAAGATTGATGTTGATAACAGAACATCGTTTGAACTGTCGAATGGCTCAATAATCAAGGCTGTGCCTACATCTGAAGACGCTGGTCGTTCTGAAGCATTGTCTTTGCTTGTAGTGGATGAGGCGGCACATATCGAAAAGATGGATGGCATCTGGACTGCGGTCTATTCTACATTGGCAACTGGTGGTAGGTGTATTGCCTTATCAACACCAAAAGGAACTGGTAATTGGTTTCACAAAACCTATACGGCTGCTGTTGATGGCGATAACGAATTCAATCCAATTGAGCTAATGTGGGACGTCCACCCAGAAAGAGATCAAGCATGGTTTGATAAAGAAACAAAGAACATGTCCAAGAGGCAAGTCGCTCAAGAGTTGCTTTGCAATTTCAATACCTCTGGTGATACTGTTGTTCATCCGGATGATTTAGCTTGGGTACACTCAAACCTTAAAGATCCAGACTATAGAGTGGGATACGACAGAAACTTTTGGATGTGGGAGAAATACAATGAAGGCAATACATATTTACTCGTTGCAGATGTGGCTAGAGGAGACGGTGCAGATAACTCTGTTTTTCATATTATTAAACTGGAGTCTATGGAGATAGTAGCAGAATACCAAGGAAAACCTAGTTTGGATATGTATGCACAAATGCTGTATTCGGCTGGATCGGAGTTTGGAAACTGCCTTTTGGTGGTTGAAAATAATGGTATTGGAATTTCCATTTTGGAAAAACTAATTACTCTTGGATACCCCAATCTATATTATTCTGTAAAGGCAACCCATGAGTTTGTTGAAGCTCATCAAGGCGAGGCAATGGCAAGTGCTGTTGCTGGTTTTACTACATCAACAAAGACAAGACCGCTTATAGTTGCAAAATTAGAAGAGTTTATCAGGAATAAACTAATCAAAACTTATTCTTCAAGAATCTATCACGAAATGAAAACATTCATATGGCACAATGGAAAAGCTCAGGCAATGAGATCATATAATGATGATTTAGTCATGGCATTAGCAATCGGCTGCTGGGTTAGAGATACCGCACTACAAGTTAATAAAAGGGATGTAGAATATAAAAAAGCAATGATAAATTCTATGTATAAGAGTAGCAACGTTATGAATACTGCAATAAAAGGGATGGATGGGTATTCAAAATCTTTTAATGAGAAGCACAAAGAGGCTATTGACCAAGTAAAAGATTTCATGTGGATTTATAAAGGATAAAATATATGGCTAAAAATAGAAATGGTAGAAACCCTTACAATCAGGAATCTGGTTTGTTTAGGGCATTAACGAGGTTATTTTCAGGACCTATAACACAGAGAAGAACCCAGCACGGAAGACAGCTTCGCAGAAGACAACTGGATATGTTTTCCAAACGGTTTAAGTCAGCATCCGGCAAACAGTTCAAGAAGGCTGAATACAACCCTATGAACATAACCACGATCAATATGATCTCCAACAGAAACAGGTCGGAGAGATATGTTGATTTTGATCAAATGGAGTTTACACCAGAAATTAACTCATCTCTTGACATATATGCAGATGAGATGACAACTCACTCCTCTTTAGACAGTATGTTAAAGATTTCTTGCCAAAATGATGAAATTAAAACCATCCTCGACGCCCTTTACCATAATGTCATGAACGTGGAGCATAACTTGTTTGGCTGGTGTCGTACCATGTGTAAATACGGAGATTTCTTTCTTTATTTAGATATTGATGAAGAAATAGGAATACGCTCTTCGATTGGCCTACCTCCACAAGAGATTGAAAGGCTAGAGGGTGAAGACGAATCAAATCCGAATTACGTACAGTTTCAATGGAACTCTGCCGGCATGACCATGGAAAACTGGCAAGTTGCTCATTTTCGCATTCTTGGTAACGATAAACACGCACCATACGGTACATCAGTATTAGAGCCAGCACGTCGCATTTGGAGACAATTGACGCTCCTTGAAGACGCAATGATGGCATATCGTATTGTACGATCACCAGAACGTAGAGCCTTTTATGTTGATGTTGGATCCATAGCCCCACAAGACGTTGAGCAATATATGCAAAAAGTTATGACGCAAATGAAACGTCACCAAGTGGTTGATCCAAAAACGGGTCGTGTTGATTTGAGATACAACCCTCTTTCTATTGAAGAAGATTATTTTATCCCTGTTAGAGGTGGAACGTCAAATACAAAGATTGAGAGCCTTGCTGGTGGCCAATTTACCGGTACTGTTGAAGATGTAAAGTATCTTCGTGATAAGCTGTTCTCCGCACTTAAAGTACCACAGTCATATTTGACTATGGGAGAGGGAGCAACAGAGGACAAAACAACATTAGCACAGAAGGACGTTCGTTTTGCCAGAACGATCCAGAGACTACAGCGAGTAGTTGTATCCGAACTTGAGAAGATTGGTATCATTCATCTTTTTACTCTTGGCTTCAGAGGGGACGACCTACTGTCCTTTAAACTTAAACTAAATAATCCAAGTAAGATCTCTGAGCTTCAAGAGCTTGAGCATTGGAAAGCTAAGTTTGATATCGCAGGCGCTGCAACAGAAGGTTACTTCTCTCGTCGCTGGATTTCTGAACATCTTCTTGGACTTTCTGAAGATGAATACATCAGAATGCAGCATGAGATGGCAACAGATAAAAAGTTCTTAGCCAAACTAGAAGCAGCAGGCGCAGGTGATGCTGGTGGTGACGCTGGTGGTGACCTAGGTGGCGATTTAGGTGGAGATCTAGGCGGAGACCTTGGAGGTGATCTTGGCGGTGATGACGCTGGAGGCCTAGGGGACTTGGGCGGTGGAGATGACGCTGCTGCCGGAGGTGACACGGGTGGTGATGCTGGTGGTGGTGACGAAGAAGATATAATATTGGCTGAACCACCGGCGCATCGTAATGTTCCAAATAAACCAAGAAGTGATCTTGGTGGAACTCATAATATGAGCGGTAAAAAGCGAAGCCCAAGGAGGTCCCAAAATTACTCTTCAATTGCAACCGCTGGTGAATACGGTAAGCCAACATCAAACCGAGCGAAACAGCCAAAAGGTTATGGTGAGCTTAAAACTTTAGCAACCGGACTAATGGAGACCCATGATAACGAAGAAAAGAAACTATTTACAACTAAACACGAAGTCGATAGACTAATTCAAGGTTTGTTTAAAAAGGAGATAAAGGATGAAGTTTAATAAGAAAAGAAATACCGCTTTTCTTTACGAATGCCTACTAAAAGAATTAACAAAAGCAATCGTTAGGGAACAACACGATAGAAAACAGACAATTATTAAAATAATTAAAGAGAACTTTAAAAAAGGCACAGCCCTTAAAGAAGACCTCGATATATATCGCTCTGTTCTTGAGTGTAAGAAAATGTCAAGCGATTTTGCTCCCCGGTTTCTTGTTGAAACTAAAAAAGATTATGATAACTTGGATCGCAAGAAAATCTTTAACGAACAAACAAAACTTATTAAACAGATCAATGAAACCTTAAGCCCTGATGCTTTTGCGAACTTTATCTCAAACTATAAAGACATCAACTCTTTAGGAGCATACTTTAGTTCAAAGCTCAAGGCTAAGTCTCGTCTTCTAGTTGAATCTAGAATACTTGGGTTGATGACAAACGAAAAGCATGAAATAAGCGAAATGAAGCATGTGGATAACTTGACTTATAATACTTTTGTAAAGAAGTTCAACGAGGCCTATAGCAACACACTTCGAACAGAACAGAGAGACTTACTAACGAATTATATTGTTTCATTCTCTGATAATGGCTTAGGTCTTAAAGCTTTCTTAAATGATGAAATTTCACGTCTTAAGGAAGAGGTACATAAATGTACCAAGAAACCAAAAATAGTTGAAAATAAGGCATTTTTGGCCAAAACAGAACGTGTTTTAAAACAACTTAATAGTTATGCAAAGACACCAATAACTGAATCGATTGTTAAAGAAATATTTTATATACAAGATTTGGTAGCGGAGGTGAATAGCAATGGCCGTTAATGTTAAAATAGTAAGCAAGTTAGAGCCGAAAGCAAAACCGGTGACAGTGACCATCAAGGGTCCAAAGATTCAGGTTCTTGAATACCGCTTAGATATGCGAAGAACATTAAGCGGAGATATCATGGTATTCGATCACAAGGAAATCGATATCATTATTCTTGTTGAAAAGAAGAAAGTTGTCGCATTTGCAAAAGATTCTGTGTCTGAGTCCACTTACGGCGCAGAAAAAAGATTTTTTGATTATCTTAAGCGCAAAGGCATTATACAGTTTGATTCTGTTGAAGGCGGGAGTCTGCATGGGTCTCTTCAAGGCGTTCTTCTAGAATCAAAAGAGATCGACAATGTTAAAATAACACTTTACGAGATTAGCAAGTGGCTTGAAACTGAAAAGCCTTTCTTGGAAGATGATTATATGGATGCTGTTGATGACCATATGTTGCACCCCGATCAAGAGATGTCAACTGAATTGGGTGAAGTGCCGCATGAACAAGAAAAGGGCTCAATATTACAAAAAGGCTTATTTGCCCCTTACCTATACGGCAAATATACATACTAGTGGAGACTAAATGGATTTATTATATTTTGTTCTTGCCTCGTATGGCTTGACGTTTATTCTTGTCTATGGTAAAATATTTGAAGATTTTAGACCTGCTAAGGATTATACAAAGAAGTGGAGCACTTTATTTCACTGTCCTTTGTGTATTGGATTTTGGGTTGGTTGCCTTCTTTTTTTGATAAACGGAGGTACCGAACTATTTACTTTCGAGTATACAATTGCAAATTTTTTTATTTGTGGTTGGCTTTCTGCCGGAACCTCTTATTTTCTATCAATGATTGTAAAAGATAACGGCATACAAATTGGAGCAAATGATGACTAAGAGATGGATGTTACAGCCTGTTCGACGTTGTTGCAGCGGTAGCTGAATCGTGCCGGTAGCGCCGGCACATTTTTTTAGGAGATAGGGATGCCAAAACAACTTTTAACTGAATTTTATGAATTATGTAAAGATGGCATTTGTCAAGACCTTTTGACCGAAAGAGAAAAAAAGGAAGTGGCGAATGGCATGATGTATTTGTCCGGGCGTATGCAAACATGTGAAAAGAAGAATGGTAATGGGCGAGTATACCCATGTAAAGTATTGCAAAAAGAGATCAGTAATTACCAAAATGTTATCAAGGATAACAGAGCTTTGGGCGAACTCGACCATCCAGATGACTCCGTGATCAACCTTAGAAACGTTTCTCACATAGTTACAGATATGTGGTGGGAAGGTAATGATGTCATGGGCAAGATTAAAATTCTAGATACACCATCAGGGCGTATCTTGAAAGACTTAATTAATGCCGGAGTCAAGCTAGGCATCTCTTCACGTGGTATGGGATCTGTTAAAGAAAGCATGGGCAACACTGTTGTACAAGAAGACTTTGAATTAATTTGTTTTGATATTGTCTCTGAGCCTTCGACACCAAATGCTTATATGTATCCAAACCAGAGCCCATCAACCCAGCCAGTTAGGATTAGAGAAAGCAAACTACAAGAAAAGAAAAATTTGATAATTAATGATTTATTTGACAAAATTTTGAGAGACTAATGAATAAGAACGAATTAAAGAAAATTTTAAAGCCCCTGATTAAGGAATGCATTAAAGAAGTTATATTTGAAGAGGAAGGGGCACTTTCCCACGTCATCAAAGAGGTGGCTTTTGGACTATCAGCCGGCAAACAACAGATAACAGAGACAAGAACGTTTCAGTCACCGAAACAGCCAAAGTCGCAAAATACAAATTATAAACAACAAAAAAAGAAATTATTAGATGCTATTGGAAAAGATGCTTATAACGGCATTGATTTGTTTGAAGGAACAACGCCAACCTCGGCTCCTGTTGAAGGAAAGGCGCAGGGACCTTTGAGCGGCGTAGCAGCGAATGATCCGGGTGTTGATATATCCGGTCTCTTTGGGGCAAAGGCTTTTGCAATGAGCCAAAGATTAATGGAGAATAAGTAATGGCAACGAATCTAGTGGTTAAGCCAAGACGAAATGAAAATATTGAGAGAGTAGTCAAAAGATTTAACAAAAAAGTTAAAAAGCTTGGAATTATCGAAGAATATAAAGACAAGCAGCGATACTTAAAGCCTTCCGAAAAGAGAAGAAGAGCGAAAAAGCGATCTGATAGAAGAAGAGCGAAAGAATTAGCAAAAGCTAACAAATGACTATTTATAAAAGATTGGAGATTTAATTATGGCAGCACATAAATATAATAGTTGGGGTAGAACAAGGAGCCCAAAAAACATAGCAGGTTCTAATGGCACCGCAGCTACACTTAATAGCGCCGGCGATCTACTTGGGATTACAGCAACAACCGCAGGATACGCCACTGAGAATCAAAGATATCTACATGTATTAACTGAAGATAATGATGGTGCGTCGCCCGGAACCATAAAGGTGTATGGATACTGTCATGCCTTCCAGAGGTGGTTTGAGCTTCCGGAATCGTTTACACAAGTTGGGTCTAGTGCAGCCCCAACTCCGGTCACTATCGTGGCCCCCAGTGACTCTGGGCATGCAGATGCGGCGGATATTACACCAGACGAAAGGGAATATCGAACGTTTGAAATACTTGGTATTGATCGTGTTGCGTTTGTTGGTTCAACCGCTGGTACTAATGTATATGCTGCTACTAGCACATTTTAATAGGATTGAATTATGGCAGAATTTGGATGGGCATATATATCTGGTTCTCAGACCGGCAAAGGTTCGGCCAATAGTGTTCAATTTATTAAAACACTAAATGGCGAATTGACTGGTAGTGAGAACTTTACATTTGATAGTTCGACAAATAATATGTTCCTAACTGGTACGATGATTATCAGTGGAACACTGCAAGCCCATACATTTGATGTTATACACACAAACAAGATCGAGCTATCTTCTAGCGGTGGAACCAATTTTGGAGACGACAGTGGCGATCAACATATTTTTACTGGATCTGTTTCAATTGTCTCCGGTGGCTTAAGGCAGCATTATCATCACTTATCTGTTGCTTCATATACAGTACAAGCAAGTGATAGCATTATCGGCGTTTCTCATGCCAACTACACTTCTATTCTACTGCCATCGGCATCAGTCGCTGGGTTTGGCAAGATGCTAATTATTAAAGACGAGACTGCTTCGACAAGAATAGATTCAAAGAAAATAGCAGTGTCCGGATCCGGTACTGAAAAAATTGATCGAGATGCAACATATAGCCTAACAGGTGACAATCCGGCATTAACTCTCTATTCAAACGGAGTGGATAACTGGTTTATTTACTAGCAGGGGGGCTTGATGTATGGGTTACAATGTTTTAAGCGGAAGCGTTTCATCTGTTGGTGTAATCCAGAGTGGCTCCTTTTCAGGTGATGGGTCCGGTCTAGAAAATGTAAAGCAATTTGAATTGCAAAACAGTTCAGACAATAGAATACCATTCTACAAAACAATCGCTGGTGATTTAGGACTTAATGCTAGTAGCACCTTTACATTTAATGCTTCAACAACTACGCTAACTGTTCCTGATTTAACCGCTTCTGCCGGTATAAATTTGGACAACCCGGTTTCTGGATCTCTGGCGGGTGCAGATAGTTATCTTGGGCTTGATGCTAATGGAAATATTGTTGTAACCTCATCAGTCGCAGGAGAGGGGCCAACCAATTCACTACAATTCCACACAGGCAATGGTAAAATTAGTGGCTCTGCTAAATTATCATATGCGTCGAACACGCTCGCACTAAGTGGTGCATTTGCAATAACTGGTTCGATTTTACCATCTGGGTCTGCTGTTTATAATTTGGGCTCACTGACACAAAGGTGGAATGAAATATTTTTAGGCTCTGGATCTCTGCATTTGGGAGATGCTAGCACCATAAGCACAGATGATAATATCGGTGCCATAACCTTTAATAAGCCTTTGGTTGTTGCCGGAGGGATAGCGGCCACAAGACAAATAGTCACAGCCTCAATAACTGCTTCTAATGCAAGCTATTTTATTGGGGTTTCCGCCTCATCAGCACTAACTGTTCAGATGCCGGGTGCCCAGACTCTTTCGAGTGGCCAAATATTAATTATAAAAGATGAGGGAGGGAATAGTAATACCAACAATATTACTATTAAAGCTAGCGGATCTCAAACAATTGATGGGACAACCTCGGTTATCCTAGAAAGCCCCTATGCCGCCGTGAATATATACTCGAATGGGGTGGATAAATTCTTCTTATATTAGCGTGAAAACGGACACGGTCTCCTATTTAGTATCGAGGGGCCTAGTGCCTCTTTAGGTCTATATTGGAGGATTTTTTATGGCTTATAAATTTCAATTGGGGGCGTTTGTCGCTTCCGGTTCTATTAAAGCAGAAGACGGTGTTAATGCCGGAACTGCTGGTGTAGGTGACGCTGGTGCAATTGCCGGTGCTACCTCTATTGACGGTAGTGGTGACCTTACCATGGGTACCATTACCATGACAGGTTTTTCTGTTGATGCGGATGGTGATACTGCTCTTAAATCATTAGCAGTTGATGACTCATCGACAATTGGTTGTGATTCTGATGCAGACATCATGACTCTTGCTGCTCAATCTCTTGTTCTTGCAAATGATGTTGATTTCAACGTTGCAAAGGCTGGTGGTTTACAAATTGGCGGTGTTGCAATGACATCTACTGCTGCTGAATTAAACTTGCTTGATGGTGTTTCTGGTTTGGTAAAGGCTGACTTTACTAAATTGGCTGCTGTTGATGCTTCTGCTACTGAATTAAATTATCTTGATGGGTTTGGTACCGAAACTTATGCTTATGCTGCTGATAGTGTTGCTTTTCTTGATGCAACCGATTCTAAGTTAAAAAGTGTATCTGGTGGTAACTTTATTGCTGCTGTAGCTGGTGATGGTTTAGGTAACAATGGTGGAAGAATGGAAGTTAAGGTTGACGATTCTGGTATCGAAATCAACTCTGACACTCTTCGTTTGAAAGACAACGGTGTAACTCTTGCTAAAATGGCTGGTATTACTGCGGGTCGTATCATCATTGGTGATTCAAACGGTGATCCGGCTGAAGTGGCATTAAGCGGAGATGCAACACTTGCTGCTAATGGCGCAATTACCGTTGCTGATAACGCTATCTCTTTGGCTAAAATGGCTGGATTGGCGTCTGGTAAATTCATCCTTGGTGATTCTAATGGTGACCCTGCTGCTGTGACACTAAGCGGAGATGCAACTGTAAGCAACTCTGGTGTTGTTTCTTTGGCTGCTGCACAGACTAATGTTACTTCTCTTTTTGCAACTGACATCAAAATTGGTGAGGATGACGAAACCAAGATTGATTTCGAAACTGCTAATGAGATTAAGTTCTATGCTAATAACAATCAAGAAATGATTATTGATGACAATGGTGTTAGCATTGCTGGTAACTTGACTGTTCACGGAACAACAACTACTGTTAATTCTACCACAATCAACATTTCTAGTTCTTTCACTTTTGAAGGTCCTGCTGATGCTCATGAGACTGTATTGTCTTGTGGAACACCATCTGCGGATGCAACTCTAGAGTTGTTCCAAGGTGCGGCTGGTACTTATTACATGCCTGTATTTTCTGATTCAGGCGCCAAAACCACAGTTATTGCTGCAACTGCTGCTGAAGTAAATACTGTGTGTGATGGTGGTAATGCTCGTGGGACTTCTACTCTTGCTGACGGTGACGGATTCATTCATAATGATAACGGAACCATGAAGCAGACTAATGTTCTTAAGATGTTTGAGTACACCGTTGCTAAGGTTAGTGGTGATGCTACTATCGCTGACACTGGTGTTTTAACTATTGCTGCTTCTTCTATTCATCATGCTATGCTTAATGATGACATTATCTCTGGTAAAGATGAGTTGGCTCACGCTGACATTCTTGATGCTGATGAGTTAATGATCAGTGATGGCGGTGTTATTAAAAGAGTTGGTGTTGATAGTATTCAAAACCACGCTTTTGGTAAAGTTTCTGGTGATGCTACAATTGCTGACGGTGGTGC